GTTTTTGCGGTCGTCACGATAACGTCTGATTATCCTGTCGCCACGCTCAATAAACTTCTCATCTTCGCGTTTGGCAAGTTTTAACTCAGCCAGCCATTTGGTGCTTGCGTCTACTGGGTTCATGTGGGTATTCCGTATTTTTCGAGAAGCGGCTTGTCGGTCATAATTCTTGACCAAGCCTCCTCTGGGCTTTCCGCAACGGCCACCAGTCTTTCGGGTGTTGCGCTAGTTTTTAACTCTGCGCCATTGGGAAATAGAAAATATGCTGTTTTGTCTTCACATTTAACAGGGTGCCACATGACATATTGCACCGCGCCAATTTTATCAATGGCTGGCGGCCTGGCTTGTGGGTGCGCTTGTACAAATATCATGGGACTATGCTCACTCTTACCGCGCCATTCGCAACCATAGGCGTACCGTTAGAATATGTCGCCAGTGCGCCTGTCGAGACACACAAAGCGCCGTCGTTAGCTCTAGGCAGTCCGTTAGACCACACCACGCCCACAGGAAGCCCAGCAGTCGCATCAACGTATCGAATCTGTCCTGCGTCTGTCATTAGAAGACCGTTAGCGTACTCATCACCACCAGTTGAAATAGCCCTGTTCAAATCACCAGATAAAAGCACACCGTTCTGAAATGTGTCTGTCGGCTGAATAGCGCCAGTTCCTAATTGCACTAATTCGGTAGCTGATACTGTAAATATAGACATTAGTATCTTTCCTGATGGCGTTTAACGTCTTGCCACAATTCGTCTAAAGGTGCCGTAATTATGACACCGTTTTGTGCTTTTATGTTGAATTTTGCGGGTTTTTCGGGTTCTTTTGGCTTAATTTCGCGCCAACTTAGTGCCAACATCCTGAAAGCATCCGCACAATGACTAGAAAAATCGTGTCTCGGTCGTTCACTAAAGGCTTTCTTGTCTTCGTTCCATTCCCTTTGGTATTGTTTGAGTATTTCTACCGCTTCGCCGCAATTCTCACGGTCAAACCATACCCGCGGCATCATCATACGCACCGCCTGTATCCCGTCCTGTACGCTCAGACTTGGCACAATAGCCAGCTTTCCAGCGCCACCCAATAACGGTATGAGTTGTTCAATAATCGACTTTCCGTCGCTTGATAGCGTCTTTGCCCTTGCGTCATGGGGTAGCCAATGTCTAACGTACCTGTAGCCTTTCCCGTTGACTGCTCTGGCGTAGTCTTCAATGGAAAGCCCCGAAGCTGCGTAGTAGTCTATGCAGTGTATTTCGTTTGGGGTTATCTGATAGAACCAGATTGCTGTATCGTCGTGATAACCCAAGTCCCATGCCGTGTATACCGGAATGGCCGGGTCATACTCAACACTGGTAATCCGTCCAGTTTCTTCGGCTTGTTTTAGCTCTTTGCCGTAGTACGCCCCCAAAATAGCCGCCTCAAACGAACATTCAAATTCTTGCTCGTACTGATCTTCGGTCATTCCTCTTTTTGCGTCTTCTAGCTCTGAATTAGGCAGCAGTCCAGACAGACTGGCCTTAATACTCGCCGCATACCATGAATCCGAAGCCTGCGCGGTACGCCAAATATCATAGAACCCGTTATGACCTTTGGGTGTTCCAATGAATACCGCCCATCCTTCCCGGTCGGCAAGTAATGGCCTGATAATCTCGCCCCATACTCTAGGGCGCATATCTGCATATTCATCCAGTATCACACCGTCCAAGTATAAACCGCGCAGTGCGTCCGGGTTATCTGCCCCGAACAGTCTTATTCTTGCGCCGTTTAGCAATTCTACCCACAATTCAGAAGCATTAGCGTTTACCCTGACTGGCTCACTAAATTTCAGCAAATAATCCCACGCAATACTTTTTGCCTGACTATAAAAAGGCGCAATATAGGCGTATCTTGCTTCCGTCTTGCTTTCTGCGAACGCTCGGCGTATCAAGTCGTTAATACATGCCACCGTTTTGCCTGCCCGTCTATGTGCTACCAGGCAAGCCCAACGTTCTGATCTTCGGTGAAACTTTTTGAATGCATCCCTTGGCGAGTAAGGGATGATTATTTCGCGGGTCAGTCCTGCGCCCATTTAACTATCGTCTGCACCGGATTGTTTTTATCCCCCACATGCTCAGTTCGTGCCAACTTAGGCGCGGCAAACTCAGCCAGCTTTGCGAGATTGTCCAGCGCTTTCGCCGGATCTGGCTTTATATCGTACTCTGGCATGCCTTCTGCCACCTGTTTGAGCCACTTAGCAACGTTATCAGCATTGCCCTCCAACAGCTTGTTGATCGTTTCCCTAAATTCCCTTGTGGCTTTGTTCGGTGTCCCGGCAGTTCGTCCTCCGGTCTTTGGTGTTCCTTTAGGCCGACCAAAGCCGGATTTCGGCTTAGTAGTCATAATCTATCCATTTTTTACTATAGATAGGTTTATTCTACACAATTATGCGGTTTTTGCAACACTTGCTCTTATGTATCTTTTGTATTGTCGGCTATCTAAAATGAATGCATCGCAGTTAATAACTGGCCGTTTCTTAAAGTGACCACCTAACCCGACCAAATACAAAGCGTATCTACTGACGATGTATTTTCTTTTCATTTTGCACCCCACTTTATAGGGTCGCCATCAATGTCAACAACATAAACAGGCAGCGCCATTGTTTCTGCGTCGGCTTTTATTCGCTCTTTCCATACCCCCGGAATTTGTGCGTACTTTTCCCCCGTTATTGTCCGGCATGGGGCTAGTTTAGGATAGCTTTCTTTTGCAAGCAGCCTATCCAGTTCTTTAGTCTCACTCTGTTTGAAAAGTTTGTAAACTACTCCCAGCGGCCATTCTGGGTCGTCTGTTTTGTTCCAGCGTATTTGTAGTTTGTCCATATCTATCAAAATATAAGGCTGTATAAGGTGGGGCTTATTACCCCGGATGTCCGTAGCCCTATCCGTCGATAGGGTTCACCTGTAAATCCAGGCTATACGCTTTGCAGGCTACTTTCGTAGCTCCTGTGCCGGACTGTTCACTAACATTGAAGCAGGCAGGGTTTGACCTGCTATCTCAGTCCCTACTCATCGCGTCTGAGGCCACGAACATTCGGGTTTTGTGCGTGTCCATTAAGTGCCTACGCACTCCACGCCGCCGCTTCAATGTTAGTCCCCGTACTTTCCGGGGTGTCATCTAGGTGCTGCATTTAGAACTGCCTAGCCAATTCGAGCAAACGAAAGCAGCGTCCGTTTTGTTAGTGGCGGTGCTGTCTCCCCGCTTGTGGTTTTGTCCTTTCGGCTTGTCCACCAGAACACCACGGCTTTTCACCGTTGATCTTGCGTATCAGCCTACGCATTCACTAACAAGTCTAGGGTCTGCTCGCATAAAGCAGCGGATAAGAAGAAAGGATCAAACCGAAACAACGGCGCTAACCCGTTGCCAGACCCTAGACTTTTTAGCACTAACATGGAAGGACGCCCCGACTTACATTCCCCCGCCTGCTGCATAATGGCTGCGGCTAATGCGTGCATCCTTTCATGTTAGTCCCCGTACTTTCCGGGGTCAGTGCTTATTTTCCCTCATTTTCGCTATCTTATCCAACATTTCCCGCTTTTCAATTAGCGCTTTTGCTTTCTTTTCTGCTTCCGCTTTACTCATTCCAGCGTCGTATTGAAGTATTGCTGCGCGTTCTTCAAATGCTTCTCGGTCATTCATTTTGTTTCTTTTAGTATGACTGCGGCTGCACGGCAAATTTTGTTCCAATCACCTCCAAGTACGTCAATACCCCACTGCTCTGGTTGCGCTAGTCGCTCACGTAGTGCTTCAATTGAAGGAACTTGCATAAAAAGATCAGGCTCACCGCCTTTGATGTATGCGACCAGCGCTTCAAGATCGTTTAGCGCTTGCTGCATTATTTCTCGGTCAATTTTGTCAGTCATTTCATGCACTCCCAATACTTGCCGTTGAATACTGGCTTACCTTCGTTTTTAATGCACAATGCGCGGTATTCGGATGCAGGGTCTTCACCGTTTGCGTGCTTGTATAGTGTAAACACACCATACGCGACTGCAAAAAATAAAAAAACAGAAAGCACCGCAATTACCACTATATGTACAATTTCAAAAATAGCATCTTTCATGGGACTATACTTCATGTGTTTTTCTCCTTTAGTCTAGCCTCAAACAAACGCAACACCATTTCTCGAAACAACAAACTGTCTTGACTATAACGGTAAGCGTTAAACAGATGCCTGTCTTCCATGTCTTTAATAAGTATCCCTCGCCCATCTCTTGTTCTCCATAGCTCTGTGCGAAAGTTGCGTCTTACCTCTTGATCGTCCAGCCACGCATCGGCTAGCGCGATTAAGCCAGCATTATCGTCTTCCCAGCTCATGTGTTTTTCCCCTCTGCTTCTGCTCTGGCTGCGCTAGTGCGGCCTCGATTTCTTGCTGCACGTCATTCTCTGCCAGCGCGGCACGTAGGGCATCGGCTTCGGAGCCGAGAAAATCAAAAAGGGTCTCAAACTCGCTAACCCAAATGGTGTCTGTAATTTTCCCTTGTTCATTTACTGCTGCGAGCGTGATGATTGCAGCCTCAATCGTTGTTAGCGCCTGTTGTGCTGCTTCTCTAAGTTTGTCAGTCATTTTATTCCCCTCCCAATCTCAACTGCCATTAAAAAAATTGCCTCTCTTGCAGCGGCCTCTATGTCAGTATTTTCTACCT